AGACGATATGAATGAATATAAGTACGAATCGTACTTGTATCAGAAGTCCCGAATCAAACAATATCTTGAGGAGATATTTGTAAGACAGGTTGAAATGCATGACAATGAGGCTGACGACTTAATTGCTTATTATTGTCAGATATCTAAGGACGAACAGATTATCATTTTTTCAGCAGATAAGGACCTTACACAGCTTATCTCTTTGAATGTGACAATCTATTCACCTATCACAAAACAGTACTTTAAAAACGGAGATATGATATCTCTTAACAAGGTAGATATACCTCACTACAATGTATTGTTGACAAAGATATTCACGGGGGACAAATCAGATAACATAGAAGGTATTCAAGGACTTGGTGAAAAAACATTAGTTAAGTTTTTCCCTCAGGTGCTGGAGAAACCCTGCACTATGGAAGAAATCTTGGATTATGCACGAAATATCCATCAAGATAAACCTTCAAAAACATTCACAAATCTTTTGACAGGTAAAACAAAATCAACTATACTTGGTGAAGAGTTTTATATAACAAACAAAAAGATAGTCGACCTTACAAACCCTTTAATTACTGACGATGGAAAAGAATTAGTTGAACAGATTTTAACCGACACAATAGACCCTACAGATAGGGGATATAAAAACTTAATGAGAATGATGATGGAAGATGGTCTCTTTAAGTATCTACCCAAGAATGATGAAGCTTGGGTTAACTTCCTCAAACCATTTATGAAATTAACAAGAAAAGAAAAAAGAAATACAAACAAAAAATAATTATGAAAGAACAAGAAAGCACCAAAATGGAATTCTTATTAACGTTGAACGATAATATCGTCGTTCAGAGATTTTTTAATGTTAGAGGTTATAACCCAAAGGCAAAAAACTCTTTGGAATTATACTACTACATTCGACAATTTAAAGATGAGATTGAGTACTACTTAAAAATGAAAACTGCAATATATATGTTAGACAACATTGACGCAATTTCTAATGACCCATCAATCATGAACACATCCTTTACTGAAGGTAGTGAACAATTCCACATTTATGTTAAAGTTGGTGAACAGACAATTTGTCATAGATATTTTGACGGAAAATTATATCCACCAAAAGTTCGTTATACTGTTGACGTAAGACCATTTTTGAAAGAAACCTTAAGAGATTTAACTGACATTTTTTCAGAAGAAAAATTAAGTTTCGAATATATGGGCTTTGACTTAAATAAGTAAGTATTTAATAAAACAGACGGACAAAAAATACAACATGAACAAGAACTTCGATTACTTAGGGAATACATTTCAAATACAACTTCTAAACCAACTTATTGTGGATAAAGGATTTTCAACGTCAATTATGGACGTAATTGAAAGTACTTATTTTGATAACAAATACTTCAAGATTATTTTACAAATGACCAAGGAGTACCACGCAAAATATCAATCCACCCCTAACTTTGATACTCTTGAACAAATCGTAAAATCTGAAATTTCACAAGAGTTAGTTGCCAAAATAGTTCTTGACACCATCAAACAAGTAAAAGACGCACCATTTGAAGGAACACAGTTTGTTCAAGAAAAAGCGTTAAAGTTCTGTAAACAACAAGAACTTCAAAAGGCAATGGACAAAGCTCAAAAAATAATCACTGAAGGAGACTTTGAGTCTTATGATAAGGTTGAGAGTTTAGTGAGAGAGGCTCTTCAAGTTGGGGAGAGAGAAACAGGTATGACTGACATTTTTTCTAATCTTGATACTGTACTTGATGAGGATTTCCGTCATCCAATTCCAATAGGAATACCAGGTATTGACAGATTACTTAAAGGAGGTTTGGCGAAAGGAGAAATTGGTGTTATATTAGCACCCACAGGTGTTGGTAAAACAACTATCCTAACTAAAATTGCAAACACTGCGTTTAATCTTGGATACAATGTACTTCAAATATTTTTTGAGGACAATCCAAAGATAGTACAACGTAAACACTTTACACTTTGGACGGGAATTGAACCTGATAACTTGGTACAACACAAAGAGGAAGTGATGGCTAAAATTACTGACATTCAAGAAACAATGAAGAATGAGTTAATTTTACAAAAACTACCTTCAGATACTATGACAATGAATCAAATCAAAAATCAAGTCAGAAAAATGATTGCTGATGGAACAAAAATTGATTTGATTCTTTTGGATTACATTGATTGTGTGGTACCTGAAAGTTCAAGTAAAGATGAATGGAAGGCTGAAGGTTCGGTAATGAGAGGTTTTGAGGCGATGTGTCACGAACTATCATTAGTGGGATGGACTGCAACTCAAGGTAATAGAAGTTCAATATCCTCTGATGTTGTGACCACAGACCAAATGGGTGGTTCTATTAAGAAGGCACAAGTTGGACACGTTATCATTACTGTTGCAAAAAGTTTACAACAAAAAGAAATGAACTTGGCAACAATTGCAATTACCAAATCACGTATTGGTAAAGATGGGGTGGTGTTTGAGAATTGTAAGTTTAACAACGAACTACTTGAAATTGATACAGAGTCGTCTGTAACGTTCTTAGGTTTTGAAGAACAACAAGAGGAAAGAAAACGAGACAGAGTTAAAGAACTGTTAGAGAAGAGAAAACAAAGAGAAGAAAATAATAAAACAACTATATAAAATAAACAAAAAAGGAAAATTATGGACGCGTCACAAAGGATATTGTCAGATTTAACTGTTTACATGAAGTACTCTAAATTTGTACCAGAGTTAAACAGAAGAGAAACATGGGAAGAGTTGGTAACTCGTAATATGGATATGCATATTAAAAAATACCCATCATTAAAAGATGAAATTAAGGAAGTATATGAAATGGTATACGATAAAAAAGTATTACCCTCAATGAGGTCAATGCAGTTTGGTGGTAAACCGATTGAAATTTCTCCAAATAGAATTTACAATTGTGCTTATCTACCTATCGACCACATGGACGCATTTTCAGAGTCAATGTTTTTATTGTTAGGCGGAACTGGTGTTGGTTATTCTGTACAAAAACATCATGTTGAAAAATTACCTGAGATTAGAAAACCAAATCCAAAATATACTACAAGATTTTTAATTGGTGACTCTATTGAAGGATGGGCGGATGCAATTAAAGTATTGATGAAATCTTATTTTGGTAAAGCATCTTCAACAATCATTTTTGATTATTCAGACGTTAGAGCAAAAGGAGCTCAACTTGTAACATCAGGAGGTAAAGCACCTGGACCACAACCATTAAAAGATTGTATCTATAAGTTAACAACTATGTTACATGGAAAAAATGATGGTGAAAAACTAACACCAATCGAGGTTCACGACATGGTATGTCATATTGCTGATGCTGTGTTGGCTGGTGGTATTCGTAGAGCTGCACTTATTTCTTTATTCAGTGCTGACGACCAAGAAATGATTTCTTGTAAATCAGGTTCATGGTGGGAAAAAAACCCACAAAGAGGTAGAGCAAACAACTCAGCAGCACTTGTTAGACACAAAATCACAAAAGAGTTTTTCTTTGATTTGTGGAAACGTGTTGAAGCATCAGGGGCAGGTGAACCTGGTATCTACTTTACAAACGACAAAGATTGGGGTACAAACCCTTGTTGTGAAATTGCATTGAGACCAAACCAATTCTGTAATTTATGTGAAGTAAATGTTTCGGATATTGATTCTCAAGAAGATTTAAATGCTCGTGTTAAAGCTGCAACGTTCATCGGAACATTACAGGCGGGATATACTAACTTCCATTACCTTCGTGACATTTGGAAAAGAACAACTGAGAAAGATGCTTTAATTGGTGTGTCTATGACAGGTATCGGTTCAGGTGTTGTCTTGGGTTATGATATGAAAGAAGCTGCGAAATTGGTTAAAGAAGAAAACTTAAGAGTTGCGAACTTAATTGGTATTAATAAATCTGCTCGTACAACAACAGTTAAACCAGCAGGAACAACTTCATTAACCTTAGGAACATCATCAGGTATCCACGCTTGGCATAATGATTATTATATTCGTAGAATCCGTGTAGGTAAGAATGAATCAATTTATACTTACTTATTGAATAATCACCCTGAGTTAGTTGAAGATGAATTTTTCCGTCCACACGATACTGCGGTTATTTCGGTACCACAAAAAGCACCTGAAGGTGCTATCTTAAGAACAGAAAGTCCATTCCAATTATTGGAACGTGTTAAAAAAATTACACAAGAATGGGTTAAACCTGGACACAGAAGTGGTTCAAACAGTCACAACGTATCTGCAACAATTAGTTTAAAACCTGAAGATTGGGAATTGGCTGGTGAGTGGATGTGGGAAAACAGAGATTTTTATAATGGGCTATCTGTACTTCCGTACTCTGAACATAGTTATAAACAAGCTCCATTTGAGGATTGTACTAAAGAAGAATTTGAAAGATTATTTTCAAAACTTCACTCAATTGATTTATCGAAAGTAATTGAGTTAACAGATGAAACAGATTTAAGTGGTGAATTAGCTTGTGCTGGTGGCGCTTGTGAGATTAAATAATTAAAATAAATCTTAATAATTAAAGGAATATGTATTTTTTACATGTTCCTTTTTTATTTATATACAATTATGACAAAAAAATTGGGAGATAGTATAAAACAAGAATCAGATGATTTTTACTTTGACAATGGTAAAATGGTTATGACTAAGTCATATCATATTAAAAGAGGTAGTTGTTGTGGTAATGGGTGTAAATATTGTCCGTATTCACCAGTTCACAAAAAAGGAAATACCACTA